TTTTTTTATGCCTGCGTTTTGCGCAGTCGATACCAGTTCCTTCTGTCGCGCCGAGCATCTGTGTGTGCAGGTCATCACATGATTGCGTATAGCGAAGCCTCCGGCCTTTGTTAGTGTCACACTAACACACGATACCAGTTACTTCTGTCGCGCCGAGCCTTTGTTCGCACTAATGTTCGTAATGTTCGGCTAATGTTCGTTTTATTTAGTTATCAACCGTACATTTGCGTTTAGTGGCAACCAGTGGCAATTACCGCCATGCATTAGCATAACCTGCCTATCAGCTTTTATAGTTTATTTAGTTTTCTTACTATATATATATATTATTCGTTTTAAAGAAAGTTATATACAATAGGTAAAGTTAGTGTGGCACTAACAGTATTCGTTTCTGTACGTTCTCGTCCACCCCCCTCCGAGCTAGTTCTCATTTCTCAAAATAGCGAATATTAGAACATTGTATGTATATCAATGACTTGCTTCCGAACATTGTAAGAACTTTACACTAAACAACAGAACTTTACACTTCTACACACGTCCTGACATCATTTGACATGTCTCGCTATTTGTGAGATAATAGGTATGTTGGTGAGAGGTTTAATGGTTCCCCCTCTTCATCAACAACCTAAACTAAATGTCACACAGGAGAACGACATGTCACATGAAACAAATGTTAGTGCCGCACTAACAAACGAACCTGCGGTTATAGCACCATCCATTGGCTCTTCGTCTATGTTGGTAGAGTTAAGCATCAGCACATGGACTGGACGCAAGCTAGACAAGCGTGCATCAAAAGATGTTACCCTAACCAATCATGCCGATGCAGGTATTGCAAACGTCCACAAGAAGTTACTGGGCAATTGCGATGAACTTACAGCGGTACAGAAATTTACCGCTAATGTTCGTAACCTACATTACAGCATGACAATGCCATGGTCTGATACTGGCCTTCGATTACTACCGACTGCTCAGTATTTCAAATACCACCAAGCCATGACTGAAGTTCAGAACGAGTACAGTCGAATGGTTCAGACGTTCATCGACACGTACGACTGGGCGATCAGTCAGTCACAGGCACGGCTCGGTAATTTGTTTTCACACGATGACTATCCATCGGCGGAAAGCATAGCGATGAAGTTTAACTTTCGCTTCTCATATATACCGCTACCAGATGCAGGTGATTTCAGGGTGGACATTGGCAACGAGGGTAATGAGTTAGTACGTGAGCATTACCAGACCTACTACTCCGAGCAATTAACCAACGCCATGAATGATGTATGGCAACGAGCGTTCAAAGCATTGACCAAGATGTCAGAGCGTCTCGATTATGCCGATCACGAACAGAAGAAAGTGTTTCGTGACACGCTAGTATCCAACGTGGTCGATCTTGTCGAACTACTGGATGTGTGTAACGTAACAGGTGACAGTCAGATGTCAGCGATGCGTATGAAACTGGACGATGCCTTACGTGGTATCACACCAGACGCACTACGTGAGGATGGCTACCTTCGCGCAGAAACTAAACGCGCTGTCGATGATGTCATCAAAGCACTTCCATCAATTGACCTTTAAGTTAGTGCCGCACTAACAAATCAACAGGAGAAATATCATGAACTCAGCAATTGACATGTACGCACTTGGCTTAGACCAAATCGCAACAGCAATACTAAACGGTGGTAACAAGCGCACCATCCTTATCCAAGGGCACATGGGTACAGGTAAGTCATCAGTGCTCAACACGTTAGCACATGACTTACCCACGCACACACCGTGCTACTTCGATTCTACTACTAAGGACTTGGGCGACATCACCATACCCAAGATGTCCAACCTCGACGGTGCCGATTACGTTTCGTACGCGACCAATGAGGAACTGGGCGCACACCACAAGACACCTATCATTCTCATGATCGACGAGTATGGCAAGGCTAATCCTGCGGTGAAGAACGCGTTACTACGTGTCATGTTGGAGCGTAAGTTCGGCAATGGGTCTGAACTGCACCCTGATAGCTTAGTGTTTGCGACGACTAACCTTGGTGCCGAGGGTGTTGGTGATTTACTACCACCACATGCGAGGAACCGAATCACGGTAATCACCGCACGTAAACCTGATAACATGGAGTGGATCGAGTGGGGTATCAACAACGGTGTTGACCACACACTACTTGGTTGGTGTAAGGACAACCCCCATTTGTTTCATGGATTTGGGGATGTCAAAAATCCCGATGACAATCCCTACATCTATCACCCCAAGCAACAACGTACCGCGTTTGTGACACCGCGCTCACTTGAGGCTGCGTCCGACTGGCTCAAGACACGGGAGCACTTCGATGATCAGACGTTAACAGGTTTACTCATGGGTACCATTGGTGAACGGGGCGCGATGGACTTGATGGCCTTTGTCAAACTGTCCGATCAACTACCGTCATTGCAATCTATCAAGGACGAACCCAAGACAGCCAAGGTACCAGACAGTGCCGCCGCCGTGTGTATGGTTGTTTACCGTACATTGTCTACGATAGGGGGTGACTGGATCGACTCATGGATGGACTACATGGTGCGCCTCGACAAGGAAGCGCAAGGTATGTTCGCCAATGGTTGTAGTGCCGAGAAGTACGCGCACCGCAAGGTCGTGATGACCAACAAGAAGTTTACTCAATGGGCGATGGACAACAACTACATGTTCGCCGCCGACAAGAAATAGGAGAACGACTATGTTAGCCATAGGTAAACAACTTACCCCAGAGCAACGACTGTCCAAAGCTGTCGTTGCCATCATGGGCAAGCAGAAATACGTTGCCCTCGCAGGTGTCCTCATGATTGGTGATCGTACGGTGGTGGACAACATACCAACGGCATGTACCAACGGACGTGACGAGATGTATGGGCGAGACTTCATTGACTCACTCAACGATGCAGAACTACGGTTCGTTGTGCTTCATGAGGTATACCACAAGCTGTATAAACATCTCACCACGTGGCGACATCTGTACGACCAAGATGCTCAACTTGCCAACCAAGCGTGTGACTATGTGATCAACATCAAGATTTCCGATGACAACCGAGATGGTTGGGCAGTCATGCCGCAAGGTGGGTGTCTCGATGTTAAGTACTGTGACCAAGCTGTATGGGACAGTGCCGCAGTATTCAATGACCTACGTGACAACGGTTCACCACAAGATGGCTCAGACGGTGATACAACAGGTACACAAAACACTGCTGTAGGTGTAGGTCGTGACGGTGATGGATCAGGTGGTAACGACTCACCACAAGATGGCGACGGGGGGTCAGGTTCTGACGCACCTAGTGGTTTCGACAGTCATGACTGGGATGGTGCCGCCGAACTTACACCAGACGAGAAGCGCGAACTGGCACGTGATATTGACGAGGCGATACGTCAAGGTGCGTTGATCGCAGGTAAGTTAGGGTCAGGTGGTGATCGTGATCTTGAGCAACTACTCGAACCACAGATAGATTGGCGCGAGGTATTGCGTGAGTTTATTCAGACCACATGTGCAGGTAATGACTACTCGACATGGCAACGACCAAACAGACGTTACGTGTCATCAGGTTATTACATGCCTAGCGGTATCAGTGAGCAGGTGGGTGAGTTGGTGATCGCAGTAGATACGTCAGGCTCTATAGGTCAGATCGAACTCACCGCGTTTATGTCCGAGATCAAATGTATCTGTGACACGGTACACCCTGAGCATATTCGCTTACTCTACTGGGACACACGTGTGTGTCAGGACGAGAAGTACGACCTGCACCAGCTAGACGACTTGGTGAAGACTACCAAGCCCAAAGGTGGTGGTGGCACTGATGTTGAGTGCGTTACCGACTACCTCACCGAGCATGGTGTCAAGCCACAAGCCGCGATTGTTCTCACCGATGGATACCTTTTTGGATCATGGGGTCAATGGTCTTGCCCTGTGTTATGGTGTATCTTAGATAACAAAAGTGCAAAGCCTGATACAGGTACACACGTAAACATAACATCAAGGGAGATGTGATATGAGTAAATATTCAATCGAAGTGTGGAACATACAGTTCTACAAAGTTGACGACAACGGCGATGCGTTGCTCAACGCTGACGGCAGTGTCAAGCTGTTCGACGCTGACATCGACGTATCTGGCATTGCCGACCACGTGAACGACGATGATCTAGTGGGTGCAACGACCAACAGGCCGATGAACGAGTGGAGGTAAAACGATGAATAACATGGACTACCACGAAGCAATAGAAACAGTCGAGGCTATCATCCTACGGCACTGTGAGAAGTTGCGGGGTGAGGCCGAATTTCTTGAATCATTCTCGATTGTTTGGCTTGCCAGACTTCAAGGTTCGTCAGACCCGCAAGTCAGGATGCAAGCTACTGCGGAACTTCAACGTATCATCGTCGAAGGTGTGCCGGTGCTGCCAATGGCAGAAACAGATTCTAACGACTAAATTAAAGGAGAACGACAATGGCTAGATATGAATACAAACTTGTTAGTGAGACACTAACAACAGACTACGGTACAGTTACCGTCGGTAACTGTACGGTACAGTTACCGACCACCAACGGTATAATGGAGGAGTACGTCACCCCATTTGCGGAGCGCGTGTGTAAAGAGTTATGTGTGAAGATGACCCCACGTGATTCCCAAAGCTACTGGCTATACCGAGACGATTGCCCCTACATACTAGGGTGGATTGGTTACGGTGACTATCGTGATGGAGGCGATGGCACGCCCATGTATGTGGTACAAGCACGTACGATTGTGAACGGCAAGTACAACCCCTACAGTTCACAATACTTTATGAAGATGTCTACGAATGTGGATGTGGCACTACGCAATGCTAAGAAGTTTATACGTATGATGTCACCGCAAGAGCTAGCCGCCATACATATGCAAGACGCATCGGATGCAGTGGACAGTGTGGTTGAAGCGGCTGGGAATCAATTTACAGAGATACGCAAGAAGGTGATCGACTTCCCCGTGATAGGGCACTCCTTACAACCCAACGAGGGTTCTATTCTTCTTAATGAACTACGTCACCTGATGAACAGTAACCATGAGTTCATTGATGCTTCATTCAGTGACAATCTTGCTACGTTCTTTGCCAAGCAAGACGAGTTGGTTAGGTTACGTAACCGCATCGTACCTATGTGGTTTATCCGTGTGTATGACCGCATGGAGCAACAAGTGTTTGACGTTATCGACATCGACAAAGCTAAGTACTCGACTAGCGTACATATCATTGCCTCTCGTCCAAAGATCAGTGATGACGTATCACGCTACACAGCCGACAACCTGCCCGAAGAAATCATGCAGAAATTATCTGTGCTCAATATCCTGCAAGCCGGTGATTACGTTGATGACGTTGGCTTTTCCGCAGGTGAGGGTATGTTTTATGTCGTGCAATAACGACTTACCACATGATAGTAACGTATACCGCGTTTATGTAAATCCACACACCAACGCTGTCGAAGTGTCATGTATTGGCATGGAAGTTGACAGCGTGGTCAGTGGGGAGTACCCTACAGTGCATTACCTACCTTTGTGGATGCAAGAGAAGGTTGCCCTACTAATGATGACCCCATTGGACAAGCCAACCAGTTGGGTCGAAAGAGTAGGCAGACGGATTGACGATAATGTTTATTGGATATTCCGTGTGTAATGTTAGTGTGGCACTAACAAGGGGGGTGGTTCGCCATCCCCCGACTTTGATTTTGATACCAGTTCCGAGGGAAAATACATGATAGACGAGCGAGGGGAAATCGAAAAAAGATTATCCAAAGGGTTATGTCCTTGGTGTATGCAACAGATGGTAGAAACAAACGAACCTAATACGCGCAAATGTACTCAGTGTAGCGGAGCGGTTATTGAATGGTCGAGCATAGGAGGACGAAAGGGCGATGACACCAGAAGCAAAAGTTAAGAAGAAAGTAGCGGCGCACCTAAAGATGTTAGGAGCCTATTACTTCTATCCAGTTACAGGAGGATACGGTAAGAGTGGCGTTCCTGACATCATCGGATGCTACGAGGGTAAGTTCTTTGGCATAGAATGTAAGGCAGGTAAAAACAAACCAACTCCCTTGCAAGAAATGCATTTATCTGATATAAAAGCTAATGATGGCATAAGTCTTGTCATTAACGAAGACAATATAGATGACGTGTTGGTCTATGTTGGCGGTAAGCACCGCGACCCACGACAGTTAGAGTTAGATTTTGAAGGCTCACCTGTTTAGACACTGCATATTGGAGATCATTATGGGATACACCGAAAACGGTATCGGTTATCAACGTAGAGATACAAGTCTCGCCGCCGCTGAAGATAACGCAGGTAAGAAAGTTACCTTACGTGAACAAGTCTACGCACTACTAATCAAATCACCCATCCCAATGAGCACTGAGGAAATCGCGCATCACTTAGAGCGTCCTTATGTTTCAGTCCAACCACGTTTGTCTGAGTTATCGAATGATCGTCGTGTGAGAGATAGCGGAAGGCGTGGTAAAACCCAATGGGGTAAGGCTTGCATTCTATGGGAGGTGCCGCATGGAGACGGAACGCACTAAAGCTGAATGGATCGCTATCGCAAATCATTGCGTCGAGGCGTACATAGTCGCCCCCAAGTATTCACCGATGCGTCTATTTTTCTCATGGGGTGAGAAGTACGCACAAAAGCAAGCCGCCAAATCCCCTGAGTAACCAACCACACCGCAGGATCTTAACCGTACGAGGGTCTTGTGGTCACTTGTTATATCGTACGAGCAATAGGAGAACGACATGTCTACAAAGAAACCATCACCCAAAGCCGACAAGGTATGGGCGTATTTAATTAATAACAAAACAGCTACCCCTGTGCAGGTCGCAAAGGCCACAGGTGTATCGTATGTCTATGCCTACAAGTTAATGCAGAAGATTGGGAAAACGCGGAAAGAGGGGTTTATCGCAGAGGAGGAAGCGAAAAGCACCGCAAAAAAGCCCCTAGCCTCTGGGAAAAACTCAGAGGAATTTTTGCGCAGTAAGATTCTTGATGCCGCTAAGTCGTACGTAACTAAAGATCGTGCGGCTGATCATGGGGACATGGAGAATAACTTCTCTAGGATAGCTGATTACTGGACGGTGCATCTTGACCATCCTGTATCAGCTACCGATGTCGCTGTGATGATGACGCTTCTAAAAATAGCACGTATTAATTCTAATCCGAAACACCCAGACAACTGGGTGGACGGGGCAGGTTATCTGGCGTGTGGTGGTGAGTTAACAGGG